AGGAAGCCATTTATGATGCAGGTGTAAAGTGTTTAGCATCTGCAACAGTTCCTACTTGAGTTCCTGCTGTGAAACGTGCGACGATACGAAGATTTTGGTCTCCTAAAGTCTCGCTTGTGTCAATCAATTTAACCTCGTTGTGGTCAGAAAGCAAACCAGTTCCAAAGAACAAATTAGAAGTCTGAGCTGCGATTGCTCTGTTTGCTGACATACCAGGCGAACGTAGTACTGGGATGCCCTCAAACGTTAAGCCTTGACCCATTGTGTAGAACTGCGACCCTTTGTTGTCGAAACCATTTGCACCCACGCCTGCGGCTGCAAACCCTCCTAACGCTCTTACATAACTCTGGAATACGTTGTTTGGTAACCAAAGTTTCAAATCTTCTTTTCCGTAAACTGTGGAAGGGATATTGTCTACAACTTTGCCTAGGAATGTGATAACGTTTGATGAAGTGATTGTAGTAGCACCAACACCTGCAAGGGCAGATGAAGTAATACGCTGCTCAAAGCCTTCAAATAGGTTGTTGCCTGATGATGCGCTGTCGTCTCCACTCCACAAGTTAAGCTCTACGCTTTCAGCAATTTTGCCTGCTACATAGCCAAGTACATATTCAGCGAGTGAGCTTGGTGTTTCAAGGTGTGCTGAAAAGCCCATGTCTAAAGCCTCAAACGTATCCGCAAAATCTTTTTTACAAAGTTGCAGGTTTACTTGCAATTCTTTAGGCTCAAGTACTTGCTCTCCGTATGTTACTGTTGATGTAGGAGTGAAATCACAAGTTGCATCTGCGACTACAGCGTTTGTGTCAAGTGTGCGTAGTACTTTTTTGTATCGTACGTTTGGCTCAATTGTGATAGAGCCGTTGTTAAGTGTTACACCAGAGGTAAGGGCTGCTGATATATATCTGGCTGCTGCTTCTCCTGCGTAGGTTGTTGTTATATTTGTTGTTGTTGCCATTTTTTAGATTATGAATATAATTTTTTGAATACTATGTCTTGTGTTGTTAGTGGTCTGTTTTGTGATAAATTTAAGACTGGTTTTTTTGTTTTTTCAGGGCTGTGATACACAGGCTCGGCTTCTACTTCTATTTTTGCCAATTCCTCTTTTTCTTTGGTTTCGTTCTGCTTTTCCATATCAGCTTGCAAAACACTCATGTCTTCTTTGTGCTTTTTCAAGTCCTCAATCATTGCTTTGATTTCATCTACAGCTGCCTGAAACTCTTCTTTTTTTACGTATTGCATTTCTTCTTCTTCTTTGTGGTCAGCAGCTTCTACTTCTTCTTCTGCTTCCTCTTCTTTTTCAGCAGCTTCTTTGATTTCAGAGATTTCTCCCTCATCAATAACTACTAAAATTTTTCCATCTTCTAAAGTGTACTCTCCTGCCGGAAGGGCTATTTTTTCGTCTTCTGATACAATAAAAACAGGAGATCCTGCTTCCATACTTTCGTATTCTATCACTGTACCGTTTTCAAGTGTGGATTGAGCCAGTTCAACTGCCTCGACGTCTTGGCTAGAAAGTTCGATGCCAAGCAAGTCTTTGATTTTGTCTACCATTTCTGTTGCTTTCATATATATACGTCTACTACTATAAACGACAAAAAAACAAAGTGGTAAAGTTTTTTTTTCAACCTGTCCTTGATACTCCGTTAATAGTAGCTATACTACCTCCTTTAGTTACCCCTATTCCTTGCGCTTCTAGTGAGCCATCACAGCACTTTGAGTTGTATGTGCCATCTTTACATAGACAGCCTCGCTTTCCGCCTTTAGGCGACGTTCTACTTGGTGTTTTGTATTTTCTTCTCATTTCGTTTTTTTAGGATGTTCTTTTGGTAACAAATCAAAGTCTGTTGTGTATTTCTTATTTTGTGGTCTGCCATTCTTTACTAAATACAAAAAGGCGTTTACTCGTGCAAATGCCCAAGCAGATGCAGACTTGATGCGAGGGCTGTGAGATACATTGAAAGCACCAAGACCACGCTGAAAGACAGCTTTAAGCATGCCCTTGTTAACGCCATATCCTAATTTTTTCTTGTATCTTTCATTAAAATCGTCTGACTTTTTTTTAAGTGTAGCCTCATCTTTAGCAGATACTTTTGCGCCTCTTGTTGTGGAGGCATCGCCTTTGGCTGTTCCTTTGCCTTTTGGGTTTTTGTTTGGTGTGTCAGACTTGGGTGCTTTTGGGCTTTTACGTATGCCGCCACGCTCGCCTACCTCTGCCATCTTGACGCACTTACCGTTTTTTTTCTTGTATCCCTTTGGGCATTTATGGTACGATAAATCTTTGCTATGTTGCTCGCAAGGCATGTACCAAGTCTGCCCTTCAAATTCGTGTTCGTGAAAACCATCGCAACCCAAATCTTTAGCGATCTTTATAGCCATCTCTTTAGTAGCGTATGCAAGCCTGTCCATTATTATTGCATAGTCATCATTGACTTTGACGTCTGCAAGGTTAAGCTGCTCAAATTCCTTTACTTTACGCTCTGCATAAGTTTTGCCTGCTTTGCCTCCCCAAAGAAGAAAGCTAATAGTACCACAAGCCTCTGTGTCGCTCTCATCATAGTATGCCTCTGCTCTTGACAAAAAGGAATACATACGCTTTATGGTTTCCTTACTTATGGGTTTGCCTTGTGCTAATTGCTGCGCTCTTATTTTGCCAACGCCTGTTGCGCATTTGTTATTGACTTTTTTATTAAGGTCTATGCCTCTTTGTGCGTTGTTCTTTACAGCATCAGGATAGTCGGAGTAGCTTTCAAACTCTACACTTTCCCCTGTTTTTTTTCTGCCATCCTTTCTGACTATGCGCCTGACCATTGACAGCAGTTCTTCAGCCTCTTCTTCCTCAAAGTCATTTATTGCCTCATTTGGTCTTTCCATCTTGTCAGCGAAGTACCCCTCAATCGAGAAGCCTTTGACCTTGCCTTCTTTTACGTACTTATTCCAGACCTCGTCATTGTTTACTTTTACAATACCCATCCAAGTACCGACAGGAACGCTTAAACCGTACATCTTGCTTTTGTCATGCTCTTCGCTTTCCACTATCCAACTCTCGACTAGCGATAGCCCATTAAGCGAGTGTTGATGCTCAAGAGTGCTGTTGTTTTGTTTGCCACCCATAAGGTAGAGCTGTGAAGCCTTTCTAACTGTTTCTTTTGAAAAGTATATGTAGTACTCATCATCTCCACGCTTGCGATATATAGGCTTGTTAGGCACTAGGAGCGCACCTACAAGCAGCTTCTTGTCTTTATTTGCCTCTGCTAGTAATACCTGCTCGTTTTTAAGTGCAATAAAGTCCTCCTCAATGGCAGGCTTTTCGACAATAGAGATTGCTTCTACTGCCATCTCTTGATCTTCGTCTATAACTAATTCTACTATTTTCATGATTTGATTGTTAAATTGATGCGCCTTGTATTGTGTTTCTTTCAAGTGATTGTGCTGTTGTTACGTCATTTGCTACGACAAAAGCCTTGACTGGTTGCTGTTGTTGTCCTGCAATTGTTTCTGCTAGTTGGTTTGTCTCTGATGAGCCTACTATGTTAAAGGCAGGTGCTTGTGCAGCAGAAACAGCAGGGAGGCTAGAGCTTGATGATCCACTTGAGCGACCACCGACTGATGCTGCAACAGCTTTAGTTTTTTTAACGGCTGACATCACTCCCTTAACAATGCTTACAGCTTGCGCTGCGTACAATATCAAAAATGGAATTGCTTTTGGAAAACCTAGTTTTAAAGTCTCTGACAATCCTGTTGCAGCGTTTTGTCCTGCCTTTGCACCATCTAGTTGAGCCTCTGCTGCTGTAGTAGTTGCTTTGTTTTTTAAAACACCTAAATCAACCAAAAACTCTTGTGCTGCCAGTAGTTGTTTTGCAACAAGGGCAGCTTTTCCAAGTGCTGACTCTTGCCCTGCAAGTCCTATAATAGCATCAAGGGCTTGAGCTTTCGCGGCAACACGCTCTGCTTCTATTCGCTTTTCTTCCTCAATCTCTTGCTTGCGAGCTTCTAGTTTCTTATCAGCACGTTCCTTTTCGTCTGCTGCCTCTTGATCGTCAATTGCTTTCTTGGCTGCTGCCTCCTCTGCCTTGAGTGCTATAGTCTGCGAGGTTACTTCTTTCTGTTTTGTAAGCCTTGCTGTCTCCAGCTGTATCAGTTGCGCCTCTAGTTGTGCCTGTGCATTTAAGTCTTCTGTTTTTGAAAGACCTAGAGCGTTTTCGGCTTTTTGTGCTTCAAGGCGCAGCTTAACAGCAGCAATCTCTTTGTTTGTTATTTCTTCTTCTAGCCTACCT